ATTCGTCTAGGTTTATTAAAACATGATGTTACTGACTATAGTTCTGGATATTTACCAGTTGGTCCAGATCGCAGTGGTGATACAGGTACACAATATTTTACTTTTGCATTCCGCAGAACTCTAGTTGCAAACTTCAATCTTAGCATTGTAAGTTTGACTGGCATTTCAGGTTGTTGGATTGCAGCACCAGGAACAGCGATTGATAATTCAAGTGGTCTAAATGGCTGGTTGAATACAAGTGTTACTTATGCTGGCGTTGGTCTTCCTGGTTCAAATACAAGCAATGGAGGTAATGGTTCTGATGGTTGTGCGTTTACAGGTGGAGATAGAATCTCTACCGGCACAAGTCTAAATGGATCCTTCACTCTTACATTAGGAAGCGAAAATATGTCCAATGCTACAGGAAACGTGGTTTTGGTTAGAATCGCACTCGCAAGTGGTGAGTCCGTTTCTTCTATTAGCGTAGGAGCATCCAGTTAATGGCAATCTCTGACGCTCAAAAGTTAGACTATCTTTTCAAAAAGATTGGTTATGGTCTAACTAAAACAGATACAAATGCAAATAAGAAAGCACCAAACGAATCAATCGCAAGTCCGCTATTGCTTCGTGGTGACCGTGTTTGGAAAAACTCTGGTTCTATTCCTTCAGTTATCCCAGGTTCATCGACCGGTGTTGTAACAGTTTATCCTACATCTTCGCCTGTTGAATGTACTGCTGACAATACAGCAACAGCAAACAGAACATGGAAGACTGGCTCAACAGATTGGATTCCACCAGAAATCGGCGCAACATACCAAGTAAAAGTTTATATACATACTAGTAGTGATGCATCAAATGCAGCATCATCTGGTGACCAGGTATTCGTAACTGGTTCTGGTAACGATGATGAATGGTTCTTCGATTATCAAAGTGGTGTTCTACATTTTATTGGTGATAACTTACCTAATGGTATAGACTTCACTGGCAAAAGTGTATATATAAGTGGAGCAAGGTACACTGGTTCATTTGGTGTTGGTGGTGGTTCTGCTAACAACTTTAATCAGACCTTCACAGGTAATACTACAATTACCACACTTATTCTATCAACTGTTCTCGGTGTAGAGCAGGGCGGTACAGGAGTTTCTTCTTTTGAAGAGGATGGTGTATTCTTTGGAGCAAATACAACTACACTAGGGTTTGCAACAGGTGCCAATGGCGATATTCTTCAAATCGCCGCAAATGGTACGCCAGCCTTTGGTGTAAATATTGTTGATGGTGGAGATTTCTAGTAAAATGGAAGAGATTGATGATAAGAAACTAGAGGTTATCAATACCTATATCGATAAGCAACAAGAATATCTCAATGATGTTATTAAAAAAAATTTAATACTAGAATCGCAAAATACCTATCTAAACGAGAGGGTAAAAGAACTAGAAAAACTAAATAAAGTCATTCAAGATAGATTAAACTATCTTGACAGTAAGTTCGCAGGAAAGACCAAGACGAACAATAATTTTAAAAATATGTTCGGTGGCCTTTTCGGTGGAAAAAGTGATAATGATGGTGAAGTAAATAATATGAACCCGGTTGAAAATATCAATGATGAGATTTATCCTCAATCTATTGAGAAGGATAAACCAAAAAATAGCCCTTCGGGGAGACTAGTTATCCGAGGTGGACTTCCACCAAATCCGAAAAAATCGAAAAATAATCCTATAGGAGAAGATTAAAAATGGCTTCAGTAATTAAACTCAAACGGTCTAGCACACCAGGTTCCGTACCTAGCGCTTCAGACCTTGAGGTCGGTGAGGTTGCGCTTAACCTTGCTGATCGTGTCATCTATTCTAAACAGTCCGGTGGTGCAGTTGTTCGTATCGGTGAAGCTGCTCTAGCTAATACCAACGCTTACATTGCTTCTGTCCAGACTGCTCTTGATACTCAAGAAGCAAAACAAGCTAGTGACCTAGCTAACACCAATGCTTACATTGCTTCTGTTCAAGCTTCAGCAGATGGTGGTCTCGGTAACACCAACCTAGCTATTTCAAACTTGAATACTAACTTGACTGCTACCAACACAGCACTACGCACACTTATCTCAGATAATCGTGCAACTGCTAAGTCAGAATTAGCTAACACCAACAGTTCAATTGCTACACAAACTGCTCGTATTGATTTGTTAAATACTAACTTGACCGCTACCAATACAGCTATCCGCACATTGAACACCAATACTCAAAACGCTCTTGATACTCAAGAAGCAAAACAAGCTTCAGACTTGGCTAACACCAATGCTTACATTGCTTCTGTTCAAGCCTCAGCAGGTGGCGGTCTTGGTAATACCAACTTGGCTATTGCTCAGTTGAATACTAACTTGCTTGCTACTAACACTGCTATCCGTGCTTTGAATACTAATACTCAAAATGCTTTGGATACACAGGAAGCAAAACAAGCTAGTGATCTAGCTAACACTAACACTTACATTGCTAGTGTTCAGTCTGCTCTTGATACACAAGAAGCAAAACAAGCCAGCGACCTAGCTAACACCAATACTTACATTGCTGCTACACAAAGCAACTTGGACACCCAAGTCGCTGCTGAACGTGCTGCCCTTGCCAATACAAACGCTCGTATTGACAATCTAAGCTCAACTCTTACTGGTGACTTCTTGACCATTGCTGATCCAGCATCAACTGGTCACTTCGATCACACAGGTCGTGCATCTATCAGCACAAACTTGACTGTTGGTGGTAACACACACATCGACGGTAACCTAACTGTTGAAGGTGAAGTAACCTATATCTCAACAACTACTCTAGAAGTTATGGATCCACTAATCAAGTTGGCATCCAATAACCAAACAGATGTTGTTGATACTGGTTTCTATGCCTTGTATGACGAAGGTTCAACTGCTAAGTATGCTGGTATCTTCCGTGATGCCACTGATGGTGTCTTCAAAGTCTTCAAAGACTTGGAATCAGACCCAACAGTAACAGTTGATACTTCTGGTACCGGCTATGCTATCGGTCAGTTAGACGCCATTGTTGACGGTGGTTCTTTCTAATCTACGCTATTAAAAATCGTTGGGAGGGCTTCGGCTCTCCCAACACTACCGTAGATTAAGAAAGGAGTTGACCAGATGGCATCTGTAATTAAACTAAAACGGTCTAGTACCGCCGGCGCAGTTCCCAATCTTTCAGACCTTGAAACTGGAGAATTAGCGCTTAACGTCAAAGACCAAAAACTATATTCATCAAACGGGACTGGTGTATTCCAAGTCTTTACTGGTGGTGTGAAAGCTGTCTCTGTTGGTCAAACAGCAGTAGAAGATTTAACACCAAGTGATTTGGTTGTTACAAGCGTAACTGGTTTTGCGAACTCTGTCGTTGATAATAGTCTCTTGACAGCAAAAGTAGATGCGAGTACATTTAATGCAGTACTTGCAAATACTAACGCCTTCATTGCCGCTGAAGCAGCGACAGTAGAAGGTGGTTCTTTCTAGTTAGGAGATATTAAAGATGGCTTCGATTATCAAATTAAAAAGATCCAGTACTGCTGGTGTAAGACCATCTTCATTGGAAGAAGGTGAGTTGGCGATTAACGTTAAAGATCGACGTATTATTTCAGCCAACTCATCTTCTGTCTTTGATCTTTTCGATGGCACAAACGAATTACAAAAAACAACAGGTGACTTTGGTGATAGACAGTTACAACAAACTGTTGTCACTTCAGTTTCATATTACGCAAATGCAACCTCATTTGTCAATGGTACTTTATGGAATTCAAAAGCAGATACAACAACATTCAATTCCTCTACAGCAAACACAAATACATATATTGCTAGAGCATTTAGCGATAGAGATGGTGGTACATTCGAAGAAGATCCATTAGCAGCTAATGTATCATTTCTTTTACAAACATAGGGGAACTAAATTATGCCTATTCAAGATATTGCAAATACTGCTGATGTACATATTTTTGGTGATGCAATTTTAAGCGCAGATCAAGTAAAGTTTGGTACAAGGTCTTTAAAACTTGACGGTGATGGAGATTACATTGAAACTGGTAAGGCCGCTGAATTTGATTTAAGTGGAGACTTTACAGTCGAAGGTTGGATTTATCCAACCACACTATCAGGTAATAATGTCATTGCTTCCTTAACTGCTGATGGTGTAAATTTTGGTATCACTACAAGTGGTAGTGACTCTTTTCTAACAGCATATCGTGGTGCTACTGCCTTAACTCAATCTTCAGGCACACAAGTTACAACAGGTGCTTGGCAGTTCGTATCATTTTCAAGAGCGTCCGACAATCTAGTAATTTCACTAGATGGTGTTAGTGTTGCTCAAGGTACATTCGCAACTTCTGGTCTAAGTGGAAATGCTCTACGTGTTGGCAGTGGTCCACTAGATAGCACAGGGTTTGCTGGCTTTGTTGACGAGTTTCGTGTCACAAAAGGTAACGCAAGATATACTTCAAGCACATATAGTGTGCCAGACAATATCTTTGGTGGTGATTCTACCATGAAAGCAAGAAGAAGAAGATTAACTCTACTTGACGGTATTAAACCTGAAGTAATCACTATTGAAGTTTGGGGTGCCGGTGGTGGTGGCCGATCACTGAATGATAGTCGAGGTGGCGGCGGTGGTTACACTACTGCACGATACACAATCTCTGGGGGTCAAACACTACACATTCTGATTGGTAGTGGCGGTGATATGGGGCCCGGCGGCGTTTCTATCAATAGTGAACTAGAAATTGGTGGTGGTGCTGGTGGCGCTAGAGGTGGTGCACTTACAGGTGTATTCACAGAACCATTTTCACCTCTCAATGTAGATAACTTACATGCTGCTGCTGTAGTCATTGGTGGTTCTGGTGGAGGTTCGGCTGCAAGTAACTCAGGTTCTAATTATGGTGGTCAGGGTGGTGGATCAACTGGCGGCGATGGCGCACCACAAAGCCCAGGTCCAGCACCAAGAGGCGGTAGTGGTCATAATAGTGGTTTAGGTGGCACACAATCTGCTGGTGGTACTGGCGCTCAATCTTTCCCATTCGGTGCTGGTCCTAATGCAGTAGATGGTGAAAAATTAAAAGGTGGTGCAAGTAGTGGTTCGTTTGAACCTGGTCCACAAACTGCTAATGGCGGTGGTGGCGCCGGTTACTATGGCGGCGGCGGTGGTGGTCAAACTGGACCAACTGGAGTTGCAGGTTCTGGTGGCGGTGGATCAGGATACTTTGAGAGAGATGATAATAATCTACCTTCACAACTTTCTTATGTTGCTAGTTCTGGGAGTACATTGGGTGGTGCCGATGGTGCAGCACCAGGAGCAACATCTGGCGTAAGTGCAGGTCCAAGTGATGCTCCACCCGCATATGGATTTGGTGGGTCAGGTCCAGGTCTTTCTGGTCAAAATAATGGTTCTGGTGGGCCTGGATATGTAGTAATTACTAGAGCAGATGGTAGTAAAACTAACTATTCTGCTAATGGTACATTCTCATTAGTAAGTTAAAAATCTTATAAATAAATATTGAACAAAGTCTATATAGACTTTTAAGACAGGAAGCAGGGGAGTTGATCCCCTGCTCTTCCTTATTTCCTACATAGGAGTTATTATTATGGCATCTGTTATTAAAATTAAACGGACAAGTGTGTCTGGTAACTTACCAACTACAGACAACTTGTCTACTGGTGAATTAGCCTTAAATATACCTGATAAAAGATTATACACTTCAAACAGTTCAGCAATTCTAGAGATTGGGTCTAATCCATCTACGCTAACTGTAAATAATTATTCTTTTCCATCAACAGACGGTACTAACGGTCAGATTCTAAAAACTGACGGTAATGGTAATTTATCATTCGGTACTGTAACAAATTCAAGTCATACTGTAACAGTCAATAGCGGCAACACGGCAAGTGCTGGTGTTGTTCAGTCATTGGGTAGTTTATCTCCTGATGATGCAATCGCTGCAAATCCAATCGGTCATATTGTACTAAATGTAAATGGAGTTGATTACAAGATTCCATATATGGCAGCAGTGGCTAACAACTCTGGAAGTGTTTCTTCTGGAGACATGACAGCATATTCAGGAAATACATCAATCGTTTCTCAAACATTAGGTTCAACTGCTCCAGAAGACTCTGTTGTAGCATTGCCTGATGGTCACGTTGTTATTAACATTAGTGGCATAGATTACAAGTTACCATTTTTCATATAATAATTATTATAAATAAACACGAAGGAGAACTATAAAATGGATATTGAAGCAAAATTGTCAGATGCTATTGATTATATCGGTACAAATGATGTAACAAAGTTTCGTGAAACTGTTAGCGATATTTTGTTACAGAAAGCAAACGATAGAATCGATAGTGAGAAAATGTCCATTGCGTCAACACTATTTACCTCAACGGAAGTAGAGGCAACACCAGAAGAGATGAACGATGAATAATTTTAAAACTATTAGAGTAATCAACGAAGCGGATGCTGATGAATACGTCTTAGATGATGATGACAGCGAAAAAGAATTAGCACCACGTGCTGATGGCGAAGCTGAGTTTGTTGATTTACACACAGCAGTTTCTATTGCTCATCCTGTCGCTGGTGATAATCAGTTTAAATCTGATAAAGATCAAGCGGTTACTAAGAATGCTGAGTCAGATAACGCTGAAGGTGAGGACAAACCAATCAAGCAAGGCACAACTGGTGATACCAAGTTTGCTCAGTTCCGTGATAAGATTGGCAAGACACCTGCTCGCAAAGGTGATAAGTCACAGGGCGATATGAAAGCAGAGACTGTCAAAGAAGAAGTTGAACTTGATGATCT